AACTGAATGGAACCGCCGTGAAAACAGGCCTCTGACGAACGGTGACAGAATTCGCGGCATGAGCAATACTGAACTCGCCGTAACGCTGATGTGCCCGAACGAAATGGGCCTGGCAGAAATTGAATGCAATCATTCTGATGATAGAAACTGCTGTAAATGTCTGCTAAATTGGCTGGATCAGCCGGAGGATACCCCATGATCCATCATCTGAACATAGACCTTGAGACTTTTTCTTCGGTCGACATCAAAAAAGCGGGCATGTACAAATACGTGCAATCCCCGGATTTTGAAATTTTGCTGTTCGGATATTCCCTCGACGGGGCACCGGTAGAGGTGATCGACCTCACGCACGGCATCGGCATTCCCGACGTCATCCGTCGTTTGCTGTTTGACCCGGCTTGCACCAAGCACGCGTTCAACGCCGCGTTTGAGTGGTACTGTTTGTCCAAGTATTACAATACGCCTGACCCCTGCGCATGGGCGCCTCAATGGCGAGACACACAGCTCCACGGCCTTTACTGCGGCTATACCGCTGGTCTGGGTGCTACGGGGGTCGCGCTGGGGCTGCCAGAGGACAAACGCAAGTTGGCAACCGGTAAGGCCCTGATAAAGCTGTTCTGTACCCCTACGACACCCACGGCTCGGAATGGCGGCAGGACCCGGACGCTTCCCCATCACGAACCAGAAAAATGGGAACTGTTCAAGGAATACAACCGGCAGGATGTCGTGACAGAACAGGAGATTCAGCGCCGTCTGTCGCCTTTCCCTGTACCGGATTTCGTGCAGCGCCAATGGGAAACCGATCTGCGAATCAACGCCCGCGGCGTTGCTGTTGACCTTGATTTGATCCATGGCGCGTTGGAATGCAGCGATGCAATTACAGACGTGCTCACACAAGAGGCCGTACAGCTGACGGGGCTTGACAATCCCAACAGTGTGCCGCAGCTATCCGGATGGCTGACCAAGGAGACTGGCTCCACAGTTACCGACCTACGCAAAGAAACGGTCAAAACAATGCTAGAAGGAGAAATCCCCAGCGATACCGCCCGGCGGGCGCTGGAAATCAGGCAGGAGCTCTCCAAAACCAGCGTAAAAAAATACACCGCCATGACAGAGGCGATGTGCGAAGATGGCCGGGTTCGAGGCATGCTCCAGTTTTATGGGGCAAATCGAAGTGGCCGATGGGCCGGCAGGCTCGTGCAAGTTCAAAACCTTCCAAGGACATACCTTCACGGCGATATGCTGGATTTGGCCCGTGAACTGGTTAAGGGGCGAAAGCTCGACCACCTGCAGCTGATTTATGGCAGTGTACCGGATACTCTTTCCCAGCTGATCCGCACGGCGCTGGTTCCGGCACCCGGGCATCAATTTGTGGACGCTGACTTCTCGGCTATTGAGGCTCGCGTGATCGCCTGGCTCGCCGGTGAGGACTGGGTGCTGGATGTGTTCCGCAGCCACGGCAAAATCTACGAAGCTACCGCAGCCAACATGTTCGGTGTGCCGATCGAAAAGATCGTCAAGGGTAACCCGGAATATGATCTACGCCAGAAAGGTAAAGTCGCCACGCTGGCGCTCGGGTATAACGGCGCCGCACCTGCACTTATTAACATGGGCGCCCTCAAGATGGGAATTCCTGAAGAGGATTTGCCCGATATCGTGCGCCGCTGGCGGGAAGCCAACAAGCGGATCGTTGCCCTTTGGTATGCCGTAGAAAATGCTGCGATCGGTGTCGTACAGACCGGCCGGCCGGCGGGTGTTCGGGGGCTGTTGTTCGCTCTCGAGGGCGACCACGCAACAGATCAGTACTTTTTGACTATTACATTGCCTTGCGGACGCAAGCTGTATTATGCCCGGCCCTCGCTCGGCACGAACCAATGGGGTAAGCCCTCTTTGCAGTATTGGGGTATGAACCAGACAACCAAGAAGTGGATGCCCATTGAAACCTACGGCGGCAAACTGACGGAGAACATCGTTCAGGCAATCGCCCGTGACTGCCTGGCAGAGAATATCGAACGTTTGGAGGCCGCCGGATTCCCGGTGGTATTTCATGTACATGACGAAGTGATTATCGACATTGAAAAGGAAAAGGCCGACCTCGACACTGTGTACAGCATCATGAGTCAGCCTATCGATTGGGCACCGGGTCTGCCGCTTAGCGCGGATGGGTGGTGCGGGGGGTATTATACAAAGGACTAAATGCCAATCGCCTTTTTTCCTTCCGTAAGATAATCACCAAGAGGCATTTTTTCACTCATTTGGTTTTCTTCGACCCTTTTATTCTCATTCCAACCGTTTGAATCTAAGTAATCTCGCATATCCGAAAACGGATCTTTCACGGGTATGTCCTCTTCAAAATCCCCTCTCCCGACGTACATGATTGTTTGTAAATCCTTTATAGCCTCATAGCTTAAATCATTCAGAAATGCGTCTAATTTTCTATCAGCAGCCTCGTAAACTTGGTACTCTGGAGTATTGTGAAATTGATCACTCATAATATCCACGACCCCCGATGGGCGATACTTTTTCAAATAATTCTGATACGCCTCCTGACGTTGATTCGCGAGTTGAATTACTTTGTCAATAGTCGTGATTGAAACCATATTGCCGCCCCCTAATTTATTATTTTTATTTCTTTTACTGTACACCATATTTTTCCATCTGTAAAGGAGTGACGTCGACAAAATGCTCCAAAATGACCGACAAATAACCATCAGCGCCGCCGGCAGCCGCAACGCCCTTAAGTGGCCAGCCCAAAGGCTCTACATATCAGAGCTATACGACAAACTTTCCGTACCAGTGCGCAGCACCGAAACACTGACCGCTTATCTGCGTATGACCAAGCCCCAGCAGGACAATTTGAAAGATGTCGGCGGCTTTGTGGGCGGTGTCGTCCATGGAGGTGGCCGGCGCAAAGGTAACGCCATCGACGGGCGCGATGTTCTTACCCTCGACCTTGACCACATCCCCGCAGGCGCTACTGACGATGTGCTGCGCCGCGTGGATGGCCTCGGCTGTGGGTACTGCATCTACTCCACTCGCAAGCATGCCCCGGAGGCACCCCGGCTTCGCATTATCCTGCCGCTGGATCGCACCTGCACCGCAGACGAGTACGAGCCGATCGCGCGCAAGGCTGCGCAGCTGATTGGTATTGAAATGTGTGACCCATCCACCTTTGAAGCTTCCCGGCTTATGTACTGGCCGTCCTGCTGCTCAGACAGTCAGTACATATACACTTTCGGGGACAAGCCTTTCCTATCTGCCGACGGCGTTCTGGGGCTTTATGCGCGGGCCGGGCAGGACTGGCACGACGTTACTGTCTGGCCGCAGGTTCCCGGTATCCAAGACCCGCACAAACGCCTTGCCGCGAAGCAGGGCGACCCCAACGAAAAGCATGGCGTAGTCGGTGCGTTCTGCCGGACGTACAACGTACTGGCCGCCATGGATAAGTTCCTGCCGGGCATTTATGAGCCCGTGGATAACAGCCCCGACCGGTACACCTTCACCGGCGGCAGCACGACCGGCGGCGCCATCGTGTATGATAATGGCAATTTCATCTTCTCTCACCACGCGACCGATCCGGCCGGCGGGAAGCTCTGTAACGCCTTTGATCTGGTCCGGTATCATCTGTTTGCTGACAAGGACGACGTCGCGCAGCCGGGCACCCCGACCAACCGGCTGCCATCATATACCGCCATGTGTGAATTGGCGGTAAAGGATAAGAGCGTTTCAGCTTTGCTGAATAAGGAACGCTATGAAGCGGCAACAAAGGATTTTGCGGGAACCGTATCCTTGGCTGAAAATGAAGCCGCAGACGTCAACTGGATGGAACTGTTACAGGTTAGCCCGCAATCGGGATTGCCTGCCAAATCCACCCGGAACGTTCGGATAATGCTCGAATGTGACCCTTTGCTAAAAGGCCGTATCAAGCTAAATACATTCACCAATCAACTGCTGGGAATTGCCCCCCTGCCATGGGGTATCCGTACAGATGCAGAGGGTGAATTCGAGTGGGGTGAAGCTGATGATGCAGGTATACGAGACTATACCCACGAGGTATTAAAATTTCGTTCTTCTGAGGTCGTTTCAGATGCCGTACTGCTAGTAGCACAGCGGAACACCTTTGACCCAGTATCCAACTATCTGCAAAGCCTGCAGTGGGATGGCGTGCCAAGAGTAGACAGCCTGTACATCGACTATTTCGGCGCAGAGGATTGTCCCTATACCCGCGCAGTGACACGCAAGGCGCTGGTTGCTGCCGTTGCCCGGGCAATTGTGCCGGGCACCAAGTTTGATACTATGACAGTTGTACAGGGTACACAGGGCATAGGTAAAACCACATTCTTTTCTCGGTTGGGCCGAGGTTGGTTCTCTAACAGTGTCGGTACTTTCGAGGGAAAAGAAGCTGCGGAACTTCTGCGCGGCGTATGGATTGTTGAAATAGGCGAACTAGAAGCCCTTAGCCGCTCCGACGTTAAACTCGTTAAGCAGTTTCTCAGTAAGACCGAGGACCAGTACCGGGCAGCCTATGCCCGCAGAACGGAAAAGCACCCCAGGCATTGCGTGTTTTTCGGTACGACCAATAATCAAGAATATCTGCGGGACCCTACCGGAAACCGTCGTTTCTGGCCCGTTGATACCGGCGTTCATAGCCCTACTAAGAACGTATTCAAGGATTTAACCCCTGAAACCGTCAATCAGATATGGGCCGAATCTGTTGTACGTTGGCAGCTTGGCGAACCATTAATTCTATCAACGGAACTGGAAGCCGAAGCCGACTTACGCCGTGAAATTCATATGGAAAGGGACCCTTTACGGGGACAGATAGAAGCGTTCTTGGAAAAGCCTGTGCCAGAAGATTGGTTATCATGGGACGGTACCCGGAGAAATATGTACTGGAATTCCGGGGTGCGCAACGACATGACCCTAGTCCCCCGAGACCGCGTTTGCGCTTTGGAGATATGGCGGGAATGCCTCGGGGAGGTTAGAACAATGCCCAAGGCGGACGCCCACCGAATCAATGAGATTTTAGGGGCTTTGCCCGGATGGGAACGAGTTAGCACAATGCGATTTGGGTCAAATTACGGTACTCAAAAAGGGTTTAAATATATCGGAGAAGAATTAAAACTTGTAAACCATGATGTAAACCAAGTGCCCCAAATTTGTAAACTTGTAAACCATTGCCAAGAAATGGGTGTAAACCAAGTAAACCAAAATTAATAGCATGGTTTACAAGATGGTTTACACCGAAAACCGCAGTACAAAGCCATTATTTCTATTTGTAAACTATGTAAACCATCTTTATCTATATAAATAAAAAATAAAGAAATATAAAGTATATATACCTCTATACCTCTATAATTTTAGGTTATTACGCATGTGTGCATGTGTGCATGTGTGCATGTGTGCATGCGTGCGCGTTAGAGATAGAGACTGGGTATATAGACAGAGTAGGAGGACGTTTTGAGAGAATCAGCGATAGAAGCGTATCTTCGTGACCGGGTGAAAGAACTGGGCGGCAAGGCATACAAATTCGTTTCACCGGGTAACACAGGGGTGCCAGACAGAATGGTTTGTTTACCGGGCGGACGAGTTGTTTTCGTCGAGCTGAAAGCCCCCGGAGAAAAGCCGACGAAGTTACAGCGCAACCGACACCGAGAGTTAAGAGGTTTTGGCCAAATCGTTTTCGGCTGCGTCGATAGCAAGGCTGATGTTGACCTGATGCTTCGGATTATGAACGCCGACGTTACCCCTGCGGAGACGGCAAAAGCTATTGAGGAATTGGAGATGAGGGATGTTGAGTAGATTTAGAGCCGTTTTAGGTTACGAAGGCAAATATGTGGTTGATGATTGTGGAAACGTGTGGTCATTATCAGGTAAATTGCCCCACAAACTGAAACCACAGCTATCGACTGGAGGATATTTGAAAGTCATGTTGTACCATGAAAAGATAAGAAGATGGGCATATATACACAGGCTTGTGGCTGAAGCTTTTCTACCGAAACCAGATAATTACGACGTAGTAAATCACATCGATGCCAACCCTCAGAATTGTGCGGTAGAGAATCTTGAGTGGGTTAACCAGGCAAAAAATATCGAGCATTCTCGAAAATTAGGTAACCAAAATAAAGATATACCCGTGCAGATTATCTCTCCTACAGGCGAAGTTTTCAAATTTGGAAACATGCGAGAGGCATCACAAAAGCTTTTCGGTGGGCCTCTGATACTGCGTGGACAATACCGACGAAAAGGACGAAAATTCAAATATCATAACTTTACAATCGAGGTGATGCCAAATGAAGTTCGTGCCGCATAATTACCAAGCTTACTGCATTAATCGAATCGTGGACATGCCCACATTTCCGGGCCCGGGTTTGGGGATGTTTCTCGGTATGGGCCTCGGTTAGCAAAACTGTCATTACTCTAACCGCAATAAATGAGTTGAAATACCACCGATTTGCCGTTCGCAAAGTTTTGGTAATTGCCCCAAAGAAGGTTGCCGAAGCTACTTGGGGTAAAGAAGCGACTAAATGGGATCATTTACAACTGTTACGAGTCATTCCGGTTCTGGGCAGCTTGAAACAGCGAATCCGGGCATTGAACACTCCCGCAGACGTATATGTCATAAACCGGGAAAATGTACAGTGGCTAGTGGACTATTATCGCAATGACTGGCCATTCGATCTGACTGTGATCGACGAAAGCAGCAGTTTCAAGAACCATCAGGCCAAGCGTTTCAAATCCCTCTGCTGGGTGAGGAAAAAGATTTCTCGGCTGGTGGAGTTGACTGGCACCCCGGCCCCGAATGGACTGATTGACCTGTGGGCGCAGGTGTACTTATTGGACGGCGGCGAGCGTCTGGGCAAAACCATCGGCGGGTTTCGACAGCGGTATTTCGATCCGGACCAGCGCAACGCGCAGCAGGTGTTTTCGTACAAGCCGAAGGACGGCGCCGATGATACTATCCAAGGCAAAATCAGCGATATTTGCATCAGCATGAGCGCGGAGGATTATCTGGACTTACCGGAGTGCGTTTCCATCGACGTGCCGGTGGTACTGGACAGCAAAGCCCAGGCGGCCTACAAGAAGTTGGAAAAGGACATGCTGCTGGAGATCGACGAGGAAGAGATCACAGCCACTACCGCGGCGGCACTGGGAACAAAACTGCTGCAACTGGGCAACGGCGCTGTGTATGGAGAAAACCGACAGGTGATAGAAATTCACCAGTGCAAAATTGAAGCCTTTCTCGAACTGGTAGAGGCTTTACAAGGGCAACCGGCACTTGTGTTTTACAACTTCCAGCATGACCGGGATCGGCTTCTGGCAGCACTCAAAAAGTCTGGTTTACGGGTTCGGGTTTATAAGGACGCCCAAGACGAAACCGATTGGAATAATCACGAGATCGATATCCTTCTGGCACATCCGGCCAGCACCGCCTACGGGTTAAACCTGCAGGACGGCGGTAATCGCATCATTTGGTTCGGGCTGAATTGGAGCCTGGAACTGTACCAACAGGCCAACAAACGTCTGCATCGTCAGGGCCAGAAGGAAAGGGTTTTCATCCACAATTTGATTGTGCAGGGTAGTATGGACGAAGACGTCATGGACGCCTTGCAAGGCAAGAGCACCACACAGGAAAGCCTGTTAAAGGCCCTTCGAGTAAGGATCGAGAAAGCAAAGGAGGAATCCGCATGAAAGCCCATATCCCACCCCGGCAGCAAATCTCCAATCTGTCGCTGAAAGCCATTGACGAATATATCCAGCAAGAAAGCCACAACATGAGCCGCCGGCTGTTTAAGCTGGTTGCCGTTGCCCTGAATGAGCTGTACGGTTTCGGAGCCAAACGAAATCTCAAGCTTTCCCAACGAGTCGGGAATCTCATCATTGAGCACCAGGATGACGAAATCTTTTGGCAGCATGTTGATCAATTCTGCGACCAAATGAAGCTGGGCTATGAGCACGAGGATTATGAGCGGATGGAAAAGCGGAGGAAAAGGAGGTAGCGAATGACACGCGAAGAGCTTGAAAAATATCATGATATTGCAGTTCGATTAAAATTATTGACGTCCACAATCGTTACAGATACGGTTGCCGGTTCATCGGATGAGTATCCGTTTACGTGCCACCCGATATCAATCCACGGCCTCCGTAAAGACGATAAAACACTTAGGGAGATAAAACTACTTACTCAGCAAAAAAGCGAGATCGACAATTTCATAGACGGTTTGGAGGATGTCAGGGCCAAAACTCTGTTAGATATGCATTATCGTAAAGACTGGAGTTGGTGTAAAGTTGCGCATGAAACGGGCAAGAGCATGAATGCAAACAAAAAATATTTAAAAAGATTTTTTGTTTGACCCCTTTTGTCCCCTTGCGACCCTTTATAATAAAAAGTAGGAAACTATAAAGCGCATACAAGGTTCATCCCAACCTCCTTTCTGAGATTGCCCCGTGGTAATACACTGCGGGGCAGATATGCCGCGGTAGACTGCAAGACAGCAAAGGGTAATAACCTTTCTGCGGCACCAGCATAGCTACAGCAAGCAGCCCAACTGGCCACGGGCAATGCAAAAAGCTACTCAAAATAAGGCTGATAAATAAGGGGCTTATTGGCAAGGTGCAGACAGCAACCGCAATGTCTATGCCAACAGCGGCGACTGCCGGGAAAGACCGGCAAACCTAATATCCCAGGGCGACCCATTCCGGGCCGTCCTTTTTATTTGGAGGTGAGCAGCAGTGAAGTGCATCAATTGCCCATGGAACGATTACCGCAAGGCAGGTGTGCCGTACTGCATGCTGCCAAGGTGTTTATATCAGGTAGAGCGAGGTGAGAAACAGGATGGCAAGGCCACTGAAATACAAAACAGTTCAGGAACTGCAAGAGGCGATTGACGATTATTTCAAAGCTTGCGAGGGAAAGCCACTGCAGGATGATAACGGAGAGTTGATTTATGATAAGCACGGCCAGCCTGTTATCATCGGACAGAAGCCTCCTACTGTTACCGGATTAGCATTGGCACTTGGATTCACAACCCGACAATCGCTTTTGAATTATCAGGCAAAGAAGCAGTTTGTAGACACGATTACGCGCGCGAAGTCTCGCTGCGAGGATTACGCCGAGTCTCGGTTGTTTGATCGTGATGGTGCTATGGGCGCAAAGTTCAGCTTATCGAACAACTTCAAGGGGTGGAGTGAGAAATCGCAAAGCGAGGACGATGCAGCCGGACAGCTTGAAAATCTCCTGAAGGGGCTGAAAGCGGATGAATAAAATCTACACACCGAAGCAGCTTTCCCTGCTCCGTCTCTGGCAACGCGACAAGCTCCGGCGGATTAATCTGTTGGAAGGCTCCGTCCGTTCCGGAAAGACCTGGATCAGCCTTGTTCTGTGGGCCTTCTGGGTAGCCACAATGCCCAAGGACGGCAATTATCTAATGGTAGCGAAGACACTTACATCGCTGCGCCGCAACTGCCTTGACCTGCTGCAGGAGCTTGTTGGTACAAAGCATTTCACCTATTCACTCTCGAAAAAAGAGGGGTGCTTGTTTGGCCGGCTGATTTACCTCGAGGGCGTGAACGATGCCAGGGCCGAAAGTAAGATTCGCGGCATGACGCTACAAGGCGCGTACTGTGATGAGCTGACGCTTTTTACCGAGGATTTTTTCAGCATGTTGCTGTCCCGCCTCTCCTGCCCTGGTGCGAAGCTGATCGCAACAACCAACCCGGACAGCCCCATGCACTGGCTGAAAGCCAAGTACATGGACCGTGCCGACAAGCTCGATATGCTGTCGATGTCCTTCCTGATCGACGACAATACCTTCCTCGACCCGGAGTATATCGCAAGCCTTAAAAACGAGTATCAAAGTACCGTTTATTACGACCGCTTCATCCGTGGGCTCTGGGTCGTCGCCGAGGGCCGCGTCTACCCCATGTTTACCGACAACCCAGACCGCTTCATTCTGCGTGGTACTACCGCCGGAATGGACGGTCAGTTTTATGTCAGCATCGACTACGGCACCGTGAATCCAACGGCCATGCAGCTGTGGTGCGTGCGCGGCAAAGAGGCCGTAATGCTCCACGAATCCTATTTTGATAGCCGCAAAGAGGGCCATCAGAAGACCGACGAAGAGCATTATGCCGCTTTGGAGGAGCTGACCCAGGGGTATTACATCCGTCGGGTGATCGTGGACCCGTCCGCTGCATCGTTCATTGAAACAATCCGCCGCCACCGCCGCTTTGCCGTTTGGGAGGCAGATAACGCTGTGCTGGATGGCATTCGTGTTACTGCAACTTTACTCAATGCCGGTATGCTTAAAGTACACGAATCCTGCAAGGACACCATTCGCGAATTTGGTCTGTACCGCTGGGACGAGAAAAAGAACAGCGACACAGTACTGAAAGAAAATGACCATGCGATGGATGCCCTGCGATATTTCTGCTATACCGTTCTGGCCCGCGAATTTCGCTGGGCTGACTGGAGGTGATAAGACTTGTTTGAAAAACTCTTGAAATGGCTGCGCTCCATGCTGTCACAGACATTTAACCAGGGCGACAATGCGGACATTATAATCTCTGACAAAATGAGCGCCGCAATTGCACTGTGGGCGAGAATGTACGAGGAAGGCGGCCCCTGGTGTGGGAAGGATATTCACAGTCTGCGCCTGCCGGCGGCAATCGCTTCCGAATTTGCACGGCTGGTAACGCTGGAGATGCAGGTTTCTCTTTCCGGCGGCGCCCGGGCAACGTTTCTGCAGCAGCAGCTCACCCCGTTTCTCAGCTCTATCCGGCAACATACGGAACTGGCCTGTGCACTGGGTGGTGCAGTATTCAAGCCTTATGTGACGCAGCAGGGGCTTTGCATTGATATGGTACAGGGTGATGCTTTCTTCCCCACCACGTTCGACACCAGTAATCGTATGATCGGCGCTATCTTCGTGCAGCAAATCAAGCGTAAATGCGTGATCTATACCCGCGCAGAGCATCACGAGTACAGTGCCGGAACCCACACCATCACAAACAAAGCATTTGCAAGTCGCAGCAGTTTCTCCTTGGGCTCCCCAATTGAGCTTGCAAGCGTGCCAGAGTGGGCCGATCTGGAACCGGAGGCCAGCATATCCAATGTAGACCGCCCTCTATTCGCCTATTTCCGCGTTCCACAGGCCAACCGGCAAGACCGACATTCCCCTCTGGGCGTGTCCGTCTACGCCGAGGCCGTGGACACCATCCGCGATGCTGATGAGCAATATGGGAAATATCTGTGGGAGTTCGACGGCGGTCAGCTGGCCGTGGATGTCGCTGAGGATCTGTTGGAACATAAAGCAGACGGCAAAATCACGGTACCAAAATTGCAAAAACGGCTGTACCGGCGCCGAAACGTGCCAAGTAAAGACCAAAATTTCTACCAGATATTTGCCCCTCAACTCCGCGACGCCAGTTACCGCGCTGGCCTGAACACAATCCTGCAGCGCATTGAGTTTCAGTGCGGGCTTGCATATGGTACGCTTTCCGACCCACAGGACGTCGCCAAAACAGCCACGGAGATTACGGCCAGCCGCCAGCGCAGCTACTCCACCGTGCATGATCTGCAAAAGGTGCTCCAGAGCGCCATAGACGATCTACTGTATGCAATGGATAAACTCGCTACGCTATACAATATCGCTCCGCAGGGGACGTACACGGCAGCTTATGACTGGGATGACAGCGTGGTAAATGACCCTATGCAGCGCAAGCAAATGTTCTGGCAATATGTTACCTCCGGTAAATTCCCGTTCTGGCGCTATTTGGTGGAATTCGAGGGGTACAGCGAGGACGATGCCAAAGCGATTGCAAAGGAACAGCAGACCGATCTCGGCAATCCATACGGCTTCAGGGCGGTGATGCCTGATGCTCCCGCCTGATTATTTTGACTATGCCGCAGACGATCTACTGGAGCTTTACAGCAAACTGGATGAAACCATCACCCGAGATGTTGTGCGGCGCCTGGTAAAGACCGGCGGCGTTTCTGCTACCGCTGATTGGCAAATACAGAGATTGCAGGAATCCGGCGTATTGCTTGATGATATTATCCGCCGGGTATCGCAGCTGACCGATGCCAGCGATCAGCAAGTAAAAGCCTTGTTTGAGGATGCCGGAGTTCAGGCCGTGGAAATTGACCGGGGCATCTATCAGGCCGCCGGTCTCTCCCCTCCGCCCCTGCGCCAGTCCTTAGGCGCTATGCAGATCCTTCAGGCCGGGATGCAGAAAACCGCCGGGCACTTAAAAAACCTCTCTATGACCACCGCCGTGGTGACCCAGCAATCATACATCAACGCCGTCACGCTTACCGAAATGCAGGTGGAAAGCGGCGCTTTTGATTATGTGACTGCCATCCGAAACGCCGTACGCACTGCGGCAGAATCCGGAGCCGAGGTGCTTTACCCTACCGGGCACCGTGATAAGCTGGATGTGGCAATTCGCAGAGCGACGCTGACCGGCGTGAGCCAGACGGCGGCGCAGATATCCGAACGGTATGCTGATGATATGGGCTGCGACCTGGTGGAAACCACAGCCCACCCCGGAGCCCGACCGGAACATCAGGTATGGCAAGGAAAGGTCTTTAGCCGCAGCGGCGGCCGTGGCAAGTATCCCGATTTGGTTGCTTCAACCGGATACGGCACCGGCGAGGGTCTTTGTGGATGGAACTGCCGGCATAGCTTCTTTCCGTTCTTCGAGGGTCTTTCTTCTAGTGCTTATCCCCGTGATACGCTGCAGGAGTACGAAAATCAGGCCGTGCAGTACAACGGCGAACCCATCAAGTATTACGATGCCACCCAGATGCAACGAGCCATGGAGCGCCAGATCAGGGCCACCAAGCGCGAGCTTGCCGGATATGATGCCGGAATGAAAGCTACTGATAACGAAGCGCTGCGCAACGCCCTGAACGAGCAGTTTCAGGCCGCATCGGTAAAATTGTCCCGCCAGAAGTCACAGATGGACGATTTTCTCGGGCAGACCGGTATGCTCCGGCAAGGCGAGCGTGAGCAAGTGCTCGGATTTAGTCGCAGCCAGGCGCAGAAAGCGGTGTGGGCCAATAAAAAAGCCGTTGATAAATATTCCGGATACCGGTATAATAAAGATGGAAGTATTGCTGTTACGGATGACTGGACAGAAAAAGCCCATCCAAAAATCACGCCGGAATATAAACCCTATGCGGTAATTGACACTCTTTCCCGCGGGGGCAAGCAGGTCGACCGTACCATTTATGATTCAGCCGGGAAAATGGTGAAGCAAATTCACGGCAGCAACCACGGTCACCCGAAGCAACATCCATTTGGTACTCACGGAGAGCATGTACATGATTATGCTTGGCACGATGGAGCCGATAAGCCGGATCGGACAACACGAGAAGTGACCGAAGAGGAACAAATTCAGCACAAAAACATATTGGGAGGTGAGAGCAATGACAGCTGATGCATTTAAAAAAATGATGGCGTGCAATGAGCCGGATTTTTCCTATAACGGGCAAGATTACTCCATTTGCTGGCCGGACGGAAAATACTACGTCACTGCCTCCGACAATCCCGGAGATATTGATCTGGTGTTCCATTCGCTGGACGACTTGCTTGACCGCTGGATCATTCAAGGAAAGCCATTGCGGCAGATTCTACCTGATATTCAATTCGATTAAACCACCATCATTTCAAATGACGGTGGTTTTCTTATTCTCAATAATCTTAGCGCCTGTAATTGCTACAGGTGCTATTTTTATACCCAAATCGGCCTACCATGCCGGCCTATATCTGCATGGCAGCAGGTGAAAGCAACCACCTAAAACGCTTAGCTGTACGGAGGAAGTATGAAAACAGAAGAATTAACCGCGCTCGGCTTGACAGATGATCAGGCGGCGAAAGTTTTTGAAATGCACGGAAAAGAACTCACCAAGCTGCAGAACACTGTTTCCGCTCTGACCACGGAGCGTGACGGGCTCAAAACGCAGCTCGGAGAGGCCAACGGCAAGCTGGCCGGGTATGACCCCGACTGGAAAACCAAAGCTGACGCGGCGGCGGTGGACGCTCAAAAGAAGCTCGACGCGCTGAAATTCGATTATGCGCTCAACGATGCTTTGAAAGCCGCGAAGGTGCGCGACACCGTATCGGTCAAGGCACACCTCAAAACCGACGCAATGAAGCTGGACGGTGAATCTATTCTCGGGCTCAAAGAACAGCTTGAAACGCTCAAAACCGAAAAGGGCTTTCTTTTCGAAAGTGATGAAAAGCCGCCCATATTTTCCAAACCTACCCCCGGCCCGCAAACCGGTACGCTTACCAACAATGAAAAGGCGAACGCCGCCCTGCGCGAAGCGTTCGGACGAAAAGGAGATTAAAATATGCCTATTGATAGACAGGCCGCAGAGGCCCTTATTCAGGAACAGATCGTTTCTACCATTTTTCAGGACGTCCCGAAGAATTCAGCGGTGCTTGCGCTGATGCGAAAGCTCCCGAACATGACCAGCAAGCAGACCCGGATTCCCGTGCTGGATATGCTCCCCATGGCCTACTGGGTCAACGGTGATACCGGCTATAAGCAAACCTCGCAGCAGGCGTGGGATAATGTTTATCTGACTGCGGCCGAACTGGCCGTCATCGTCCCGATCCCGGAGGCGGTACTCGACGATGCTTCCTATGACATCATGGGTGAGGTTACGCCGCGCGTGAACGAAGCGATGGGGCAGAAGGTCGACCAGGCAATCGCATTCGGCATCGGCCGCCCCAGCGAATGGCAGTCCGACATTATTACTCTTGCCAGACAGGCTGGTAACAACGTTGCGGCAGCAGGCGGCATCACCTACGACAACATTATGGGGGCCGACGGTTTGATCGCGAAGGTGGAAGAGTCCGGGTACATGGTAAACGGGATTCTCTCCTCGCTGAGAACCCGGGCGGCACTGCGCGGACTGAAAGATACCACCGGACGTCCGCTTTTTGTCAGTGACATGAAGGGTTCCACGCCTTACGCGCTGGATGGGACTCCGATCACCTTTGAACAGAACGGCGCGTTTGATATGTCCACCGCGCAAATGATTGCCGGTGCGTGGAATCAGGCTGTATACGCGATGCGTCAGGACGTGACCGTAAAAATCCTGACAGAAGCCACCATCATTGATCCGGCAACAAAGCAAATTGTGTACGCTCTGGCCCAGCAGGATATGATTGCCCTGCGTGTCGTGATGCGCCTCGGGTGGGCGCTGCCAAATCCGGTTACCCGTCTGAACGGCGATCGCGCAAATGTACCGTTTGCATACTTGGAACCCACTACCCCGGCAACCGATTACGCTGTAACCTTCACGGTAATGGACAACGCTGAAACCCCTGCTGCCATTTCCGGCGCGCGTATTGACGTCAACGGTGCGAAGAAGCTGACCGATGCTGACGGTACCGCAGTATTCAATCTGCGCCCCGGCACCTACCCGGCCACCATCAAAAAGGCAGGATATGTGACGCAAACTGCTACTGTGACGGTTGCCAGCGCGGCAATTGCGCAGCCGATCACTCTGCCGATCGTGCAGTAAGGAGCAGCTATGATCTACGCAGACTTTGAGTATTACCGTGATGTATACCACGGGTCTGCAATCGATGAGGACGCTTTTCCGACTCTTGCCCGGGAAGCGTCCCTCTTTATCGATCAGCTGACCTACAATCGGCTCAATCAAGGCCGGGCGGTGACGGATGCCGTGAAGATGGCGACATGTGCAGTGGCAGAATGCATCCAAGAATACAAAGATGCGCGAAAGGCTGCGAGAACAGCCGCCGGCGTCAAAAATGAAACCGTCGGGAGCTGGAGCGTTGCTTATCAGGACCCTGGCATCATCCGCGAAGCGCTCGATTCTGCACTGTCTGACGCCGCGGCACCTTATCTGATTTATACTGGCCTGATGGATCGGTCAGCTGGGGGGCGCTGCTGATGAATTGGCCGCACGTCATAACAATCTACAACTACACCAAGGCCGGATACAATCGTACCGTCTTGCGTGGCGTGCTCTGGGAGGATACCAAAGCAAAAAACGTTAACAAGACTGGCTCGGCTGCCGTGGACAGCGTGCGGGTATTTATCCCGTTCAATGTTGATTCCGGTGGCGCAGTATATAAGCTGCCCACAGACTATCAGACAGCACCTGCCGGTGCGTGGACGATGCAAACCAAGGCTAAGGATTTTATGGTCAAGGGTGAATGCGCTTTTGTACCAGCCCCCAGTGGTTCCATTGCTGAGCTGACACAGAATTACGATGCTTTGACCATCACAAGCGTGGCCACATTTGACTACGGCGGACTGACGCACTGGGAAGTGGGTGGGAAATGATGGACGGTCCAGAGATTAAAACCCCGCGCGGGGAAATCATTGTCACCAAGGCTGGAAACGCACGGCTTGTCTGGAGTAGTAGCTTTAAAAACAAATGGCCGGGGCAGTATTCTCACGCTCAGCAGTACGTTGACAGTGAGGTACTGCGCCTCTCCACCCCACTTATCCCCATACGGTCTAGCATGCTGATTAAGTCTGGCCAGCTTGGTACTGTGGTCGGTAGCGGCCATGTCCGATGGATTGCCCCTTATGCTCGAAATCAGTATTACAACACTGCCAATTCCCGGCCGTATGACCCCCGCCGTGGCGCATATTGGTTCGAGCGCATGAAGTCCGTTCATAGCACGCAGATTATAAACGGTGCAAAAAAGATTGCAGGAGGAAAGTAAAATGAACATCGGAATAGTTAGTAAAGACCCTATGGATTATGTAAAAGTAGCTTTGGCCTTGGAAACATTGGCTTACCACAACAAAAACTATTTGTGCCATGATTTGGCTGCAAACGGGTGCAAATTCAGCGAAGAAATTCAAGGGCTGCTAAAGGAAGCTGTTAAAACTTCCGGTGACAAATAATGTCGATAGTTGAATCTTTACAGGCTTTTATCTCCACCTGTCCCACTCTCAATGCTTTCTCTGATTTGCACGTGGATGGATTAGAGCCCGGCGCAGTCAATTATAGCATCGACACCCTGCCGGGCGCCCGAATCCTCACGCAAGACCTCGCCGGGAACAAAACCCGTGAATTTCCTTTTGCGCTGACTTCCCGTGTGACTGCTGTGGACGATGCAACTCGTATCGCCAACAGCGGATTTTACGAAGATTTTGCCGATTGGCTTGAGGAGCAGACAGACAACGATACTCTGCCTGACCTCGGAACAAAAACAACAGTAGAATCCATTGAAGCGACTTCATGGGGCTGTCTTTACCAGCGCGACGAGAACGACCAGACCGCGATTTATCAGATCATTTGCAAAATGACATATACCGATTGGAAAGGATGATTATACATGGCAGGAAAAATCAAGCGGTCGCTGTTTGCGATCTTTATGAATACCACCCCTACTGAAACGGCAACCTATGCTCGCATGGGTCAGGGCATCACCAGCCACAAGGTGGATTACAACCCTGAAACCTCAGATGAAACCTATGTCAGCGAGGACAGCGGCACGACCGACGTTGAAAGCTACAAGCCCACGATTGCCACTCAGCAGACCGCAATTCAGGGCGACGAAGTTTTCGACTTCGTGGACAGCCTGCGCCAGAGCCGTGCGGTTCTGGATGCGGCTCGGACTGATATTGTGATGGTTAATCTGTATGGCACAGAAGCCAGCGGAGCGTATCCCGCCGAGAAAAACACCGTATCCATCCAGATTGACGACTTCGGCGGCGATGGTGGTAAGTCTGTAGAGATCAACTACACCGTTAATATGGTGGGCGATCCGATCAAAGGCACATTCAACCCGTCGACCAAAACCTTTACTGCAGGAACTGGGGGCGGTGAATAATGCAAAGTTTACACATCAACACCGGCGAAATCCGACTATGTGTCAACGACGATCCTGGACGGGTAATCGCCTTTAACCCCACCGATATTTCTTTCGCTGAACGCTTCTATGGCCTGCTGAGCGAATTCGAGGAAAAAGAAAAGGAATACCAGCGGAAAGTTGAAGCCTTGCAGAAGAATACCGAGACCGACAATCTTGGAATCCCTAAAAACTTCGGCCCCGCTCTCGTTCTGCTGCGTGAAACTTGTGGATTCCTCCGCGAAAAGATTGACGATGTGTTCGGCGCCGGTACCAGTCAGGCCGCTTTTGGCGATGCAAATACACTTGATATGTTTGAGCAGTTTTTCGAGGGCATTACGCCATTTGTGCAGAAAGCGCGGGAAAAGCAGGTTAGCAAATACACCACACCTACCTCTTATAGGAATGTGCTGAAATGAACGTCCTGATTGATGGACTGCCGACCGCTGCGGAAATCGACGGTGTGGAATATGAGCTGAACACCGATTACCGCATCGGCCTACAGATCATGACTGCTTTCGAGGACCCAGATTTGACCGGATTTGAAAAGCAAGCCGTTATGCTGCAACTGCTCTACCCTGTTGTTCCACCGGATGCCCGCCGTGCTTCTGAACTGGCCGTAAAGTTTCTAAACTGCGGACAAGAGGCAAAGCTGATTGACGATGAGCCGGACACTACCCGGTATTACAGCTGGTCGCAGGACGCGCGGTACATTATGGCGGCAATCGAGCAGACGTATCACATCGACCTTTCCACGTCAAATCTGCACTGGTGGCGATTTAGCTATATGTTTTTGGACTTGCAAGAAGACTGTTTTTTCAGCCGCCTGATCTACCTGCGGAAGCAGAAAGCCAAAGGCAAGCTTACGAAAGAGGAAAAAGAATGGTATTACTCCATGCGAGAAGTCGTTGACCTGCCCGAGATTTACACCTCGGAAGAACAGGCAGCAATCAATAAATTTATGGCGCAGCTCGGGCAGTGATGCCCGGGCTGTTTTATTTGCATAAAGGCAGGTGATACGCTTTGGCAATGGGCTACGACGGCAGTATTAATATTGACACCAAGATCGACAGCTCTGGTTTTAATCAGGGCGTCAAGGGACTCAGTGGGAAACTGGATGGAATTACCTCATCCCTCAAAAAGCTGGCCGCGGCTGCTGGCATCGCTTTTGGCGTCGCTGCGGTGGTTAACTTCGGCAAAGCTTCGGTCAGCGCCGCAACTGAGCTCTCTAACGCCATGATGGGGTTGCAGAGCATCATGGAGGGCCAAGGGCGCAGTTTTCAGGCGGCGCAGGATTTTATCAACAAATACACGTCTGACGGCCTTATTCCGGCGACGAATGCCATCACCGCATACAAAAACCTTGCTTCGCGCGGCTACACCGACCCACAGATTCAAGACACCCTCCAAGCACTGAAAGATTCTGCTGCGTTCGGCAGGCAGGCCAGCTATTCCCTCGGCGATGCGGTAACGTCCGCAACTGAAGGCTTAAAGAATGAAAATTCTATCCTGGTTGATAACGCTGGCGTCACAAAGAACGTAGCGAAAATGTGGGAGGATTACGCCAAGAGCATCGGCGTATCCACACAAGACCTCACCAAGCAGCAGAAAATTCAGGCTGAGTACAATGGCATCATGGAGGAAACTCGCTTCCAGACCGGTGACGCCGCCAAGCTGGCCGGTACATACTCCGGTCAGGTTTTGCAGCTTGGATATAACTTCAACAATCTGAAAGTTGCGGTCGGTAACGCTATACTTCCGATAGCGTCTGCAGTGCTTCCGAGCCTGAACGCCATCATCACAGCCCTGACCCGCGTCGCGAATCTCTTCGCACAGGTCACGACGGCTCTGTTTGGCCGTCAGGCTACTCAGCAGCAGGCGGTCGCCAACACAGCTACCAATATCGCTACGTCCTCGAATGATGCTGCAAAGGCGCAGAATAGGCTTGCCGACGCAACGAAAAAGGCCGGGAAAGCAGCGGACGGCTCACTCGCCAGTTTTGACGAACTGAACGTTTTACAGCAGGACACCTCAGCCGGAAGCTCGTCGGCAGACACTTCCACTCCAGATGTTTCCGGCGGCGCAGCGATAGATTCCATCGGTGGGCAAGAGATCGGTGCGGGTGTAACGGTCAGCCCAGCGGTTCAGGCAGCGGCCGACGAGCTAAAGCGCACCCTTTCGCCTCTGCAAGCTATTGACTTTACCAACCTTAAAAAGGCGTTTAGTGGACTTGCTGATGCTGTAAAGCCTCTCGGGAAAACACTGTTTTCCGGGCTGGAATGGGCGTACACAAACATATTCGTACCACTTGCAAAATGGACCATTGAGGATGCGCTTCCCGCTTTTCTTGGCGTGCTGGCCGGTGCGATGGAAGTACTTAGCTCTGTAATTGAATCTCTTAAGCCTCTTGCCCTCTGGCTATTCGATAACTTTTTGAAGCCTCTGGCTGCATGGACCGGCGGCGTTATCGTCAGCGTATTGACCAATATAAAAGATGCGCTGTACGGCGTGTCGGATTGGATCAGTAAAAACCAAGGGCTTGTGCAGGGCATGACCGTGACGGTAGGTTTGTTTTTTGCGGCGTGGAAAATTGTTGATCTCTTAGCGTTTATTACGAACGCTGGTGGCGTAGTCGGGATTCTTATGAAAATGAAAGATGCGCTTTGGGCGGTCACCGGTGCAAAAGTCGTGGCCCAGAAAGAAACGCTTTATCTTGCAGGCCTGTACGCGAAGGATTTTTTGGTCAGTCTTGTGAACACCACAGCAGCTCTCGTAAAACAGGCTGCGCAGTGGGTTATCACTACTGCTGCCACCGCCGCACAGACAGTGGCCACATGGGCACAAAACGCCGCCACGGTCGCCGTTACGGCGGCAACATGGCTCTTTAATGCCGCTATGGCTGTGCTTACCTCCCCTATTACTCTCGTTGTGGCGGCCATCGCCGCCCTTATCGCTATCGTATACCTGCTGATTACCCACTGGGATCAGGTCAAAGCTGCCGGTGCTGCAGCGTGGGACTGGATCCAGAAAGCATGGGCCTCTGCCGGGGCGTGGATGAACACCAATGTAGTGCAGCCTATCAGCAAGTTTTTTGCGGGCTTGTGGACAGGAATATCCACTGCGGCGGGCAATGCGTGGAAGTCGATTTCAGGCATATGGCAAACCGTTTCAGACTGGTTTACAAAGCATGTGATTGATCCCATTGAAAAAGGCTTCAAAGGTACTATCAATAACATGATCGGTATGGTGGAGGGTTTTGTGAACAGCTTTATCGGCGGTGTCAACAAGATCATCGAAGCATTGAATTCTATCCATATTGATGTACCTAAAAACATCCCAAAAATCGGAGGTATCAAGTTTGGCTTTGATATTCCCACGCTGGGAAAGGTGTCCATCCCCCGGCTTGCAACCGGCGCTGTCATTCCCCCGCGCGCGGAATTTGCAGCGATCCTTGGTGACCAGCGCAGCGGAACAAACATTGAAGCACCAGCAGATCTGATTCGCAGCATTGTGGCAAGTGAGATCGACAAGCTCAACATTCAGCCGCAGGTCAATGTGATTGCTTCAGGTGATAACGCAGGATTTATTCGCTGGATGAAATTTGAGATTGAGCAGGAAAACCGCCGGGTTGGTCCTGCGTTTGCAGTAGGAGGTGGTCGCTGATGCTCATCATCGACGGAGCGAAATTTGATATCCCGATTGTCAGCCTAAAGCGCACCGCCGAATTTTTGGATAAGTACGCCAAGCGCACCGAGGACGGAAACCTGCAGCGCAAGCTGATAGGAGTTTATTTTAACTACCAGCTGAAGCTAGCCCGCAGCACCAAGATTGGCAAAGCAGAGTATCAAAAACTGTGGGATAAACTGACAGAGCCGGTAGAGTTTCATACGGTAGTCGTACCAGACGAATCCGGGAGCTACACCTTCACGGCCTACTTTGCAAATGTCGGCGACGAGCTGCTTACGCAGCAGGCCGGGGAAAACTACTGGAAAAATCTCACGGTGAACTTTACGGCAAAGGCCCCGGCGCGGAAGCCGGTTTAAGGAAGTGATCGCTTGGAATATACCGAAATTACACTGGATTTGATCGACGTCACCGCCAAGGATGACAGCACGCCGGTGGCAACAGATATTCAGCCGTTTGCGGATACCACACAGCTCAAGCACGACGATCTGTCTGTTCCGGACTATGCAACGCTGGAAGAGGGTTTCTTTCTTCTGGATGGTAGCAAAACGTTATTCCCTGACGCTCCCGCGGGTATGGATTTCGGGTATTGGAGTCAGAGCATGTCCGGCGCGGATTGCTCTTTTGAAAACCCGCCGACATTGGAAATCTCTTTCGCGGAGCAGCATACCAGCGCAGGACTGACACTGCACTTTTTGCCAGACTATCCGGCACTGGTGAATATTCAATGGCTCACGCTCGGCGGTGTGCTTATCATCAGCAAGGACTTTTCCCCGAATGCCCTGAATTACTTCTGCGACTGTGCGGTTGAGAATTTCGGTAAGCTGGTCATTACATTTAAAGGTACCACGAAACCATATCGGTACATCAAGCTGCGTGTAATTGATTACGGAACCTTCCTGACCTATGCAGACACCGACGTGGTGGAAGCCAAAATCACCGAAGAGGTTGACCTAATTTCAAACACCTTGTCTATCAACATGGCGAACTTCACGCTGCACAGCGCGGCGGATGATTTCAATTTGATGAATCCACAGGGAGTGTTTAAGCTGTTCCAGCAGGGCCAAAAAGTGCACATCCGGCATTTTCTCGACACCGGTCCGGTGCAGATGGGTACCTTCCGGCTGGCTACCTGGCAAAGCGCCGATGCTTCGACCGGACAGTTTACGGCCAATGCCAGCGTGGGCGAACTGGATAAGACCGATTTTAAAATTGGCCGGGTCTACGTGAATGAACCGGCCGGGAATATCGTCGACGCGATCATGGCGTCGGCTGGCTGGACGGATTACGAAGTTGAGGACACAATCCGCAGCACTCCCCTCTCTGGTTGGCTGGCGATCAGCTCACATCGAACCGCTCTGCAACAGGTCGCATTCGCAGCCGGTGCTATTGTAGACGACAGTCGGGGCAGCACCATCCGCATTTACTCACAGCCGCCCACCTACAACCATCTGATACCGCGCTCCCGGAAGTTTTCCGGCGGGTCCGTCAAGCTGCTGTCCTATATTTCGGACGTGTCGCTGACGGCGCACAGCTACGCGCTGAAAGCCGACGCAGAGCAGATATTTCAAGGTGCGCTCGCGGCCGGATCGCATGAAATCCAGTTTGATTCGGCGTGTGCGGAGCTGAGCATCACCGGCGGCACGATCGTCGAGCGATACGCCAATTATGCGGTTGTGTCCGTGGATACTGACAGCGAAGTCATCATCACGGGGCGCAAGTACGAAGACCATCCTGTAACTTATCTGCTCGCTGCCGAAAAGCTCCCGGCCGGCGCCACGCGGAACACGATCAAATTCGAAAGCGCCACACTGGTCTCCAGCACGAATGCCGCTACCCTCGCGCAGCGCATCTACGAGTATTACCAGCTCCGCTATCAGACCAGCGCGCCCATCATCCTCGATCAGGAACGCGCCGGTGAAAAGGTTGCTCTGCAGCACACCGACGGGACTGGGTACACGATGGACACCATTGAAAAGATGGATATTGATCTGACCGGCGGCTTTGTTGCCAGCGCAACACTGATCGGCAACGGCATTGATATCGTGCAAGCGTATTACACCGGCGAGATTTACGCCGGGCAGGACATGGGGGTGCTGTGATGGCTTGGATTGATCCGGTTTACGACCGGATGCAGAGCGACATCGACGACCAAACACCCAATGGACATTACAATGCCGACGACCTGAATCGCATCGAGCAAGATTGTGAATATCTGGCGGGTCTCTTTGGCGTGTCCGTGCAAACCCGCGCATGGAGTCGCACAGACTTTCCGACGCCGGGTGAATTTGAAAGAATCCTTGCGAACCTGAACACCCTGCGCGCTGCTTATTTTGTGTATCAGACAACGCCCGCAACGCCGCAGAATCCCGTGAATGAATATCACAAAGCAAACGATATTGAACAAATCCTGCGCGATCTGTACACACTCTATGAAGATAACAAGCGGGCAATTATGTACGCCGGTGAACCCTTCGCCGGGCAAATGATTGGAGTGATTTAATTTGGCCTATCAGAAAAAGGTCTGGAAGAACCGAATGTCCGAATTCCCGAACCGTAGACGCCTGGAGCCGACGGGAATTGAAAATACTTATGACGTGGTGCGTGCGGAAGGCAACGTCACCGAAACAGGTGATCCTTTTGCTGAAGACAGCATGAATGATCTGGAAGAAAGAATTGCCGCTGGACTTGCGGAAGGATCTATCTCCACCGCCCTCCACACCCGCACCGGCACGGTCAACAATCTGGCCGTAGACCCGGGCGCAAAAAACCTCACATTTTTAGCCACGGCTGACCTTGCCGACGGCGACTTGTGGACGGTCAACGGCCAGCCCGTGACGGCGGTGCTCCAAAACGGAGAACCGCTGCCCGGGGAGTTGTTTAAGGCGGGCTGCTGGGTGACGGGGGTGTATTGGGACGGGACACGGCTGGGTTTTAGATCGGGGGTCAGCTCCACCCCCTCTATCTTTGGCAATGGGAGCGACGGCGATGCTGTTATCAGCGGTACAGTAACATTGCCCGTGCCGGTACCGCATCAGTCAATAATCGAAAAGCATTATAAATCGCTGTACATTAACGCTGGGGCTATCCTTAGAGCCGCTGCACACAACGCCGGTCTGATTATTCGGGTGCAGGGTGACTGCATTATCCACGGCACGATTGATCAGTCAGGGCTTGCACCCAAGACCAATCCGCAGAATACCTACCCGTATCCTGCACAGTTGATCTGTGGGGATGGTGGCAATGGCGGTAATGCTCTTGATAAAAACGGAAATTTGACCATATTAGGCGGCTTAGGGATGCTAAAGCGCCCATATGGTGGAGGGTATAGTGCTGGCGCTGCCGGTGGCAGAAGCGACTATGCCAATGGATATGCAGGGGGGGACAGTACGAGCATTACTGTCGCAGTTACGAGCATATTCAACGGATACACAGATAAAGTTGGTACTTACGGCGGTGGTGGGCCGGGAAATTCCGCAGAAGGCAGAAGCGG